CTAAATTGGTTTACTAAATCTTTTGCTTTTTCTTTTGGTGTCATAAGTCAATTTGCTCATTTAGTCCCATAATTGCCCCATCAATAGAACTTTGTTGAAATCCTATGCACTTCATTAAGTTGGTAAAGGTTTCAAGAATTTCTGTTGCGTTCAAATTGTCTTCTTTTGTTTCGATGGAGTACGTAGCCCCGTAATGTTTAATTGTGATTGTCATTTTTTTTATTATTTTATATTTGATTGGGTATATTTTTTTACTTTATTCCAATATTGCAGCGTTTGGGGTATATTCTTACCATTATAACCTCCGTTCCAAGTCCTCGCTATCTGCTCATCGCTTGCTCCTTTTAAATGTGAGCGTAGTATATTAAACATCTGAATAGACTTAGCCTTACTCCATCGGTCTTTTAGCTTAAAGCTATCTTTGCCAAGTAATCTATTAACCTCTCTAACCATTATAGGGCGTATTTGCAAGCAGCCTACGGCATCTTCTTTGCAATTATAAGCCAACGTATCGCCTCCGCTCTCTACTTGTATGATAGCAGCTATTAGAGGGTCTTGTATTATAGGCTCTTCCACTTTATCGTACCACATAGAAGCGGTACAAAAAAAGCTAAAAATCGGGAATATTAAAAGTGTATATTTCATAATTAAAAAGGGGAGGTTTTACGCTCCCCGTAGTTGGTTATTTATCTTACAATTTTACTTGCAGTAATTGTAGGAGCCATTGAATAACTATCGTACCTTACGTATTCTGTATTATCGTAAATATTTATTTTTTTGCTAAAGGTTTCAGTACCTTTAAAACGCTCAAAAGTTGCAGTTTTTGCAGTTCTTTTAGTGCAAATAAACATAGGCTTTAAATCGCTATCTCCTATAAATCTCATTTCGTATACGCTACCTACTTCAAATGTGCTTTTTGTGTTTGTCATTTCTTTATCTTTTAATCTGAGGCAAATATAGTATTACTTTTTAATACGCAAGCTATTTATTTAAAAAAGTTTTTTGCCCCTTATTTATTCCTATCGTATATAGTTACGAATGGATTTGCCCTTTATCGAATTTAAGCTAAGTGATGACGTCGAAGGACTTCAAGCTATAGCTTTTGTAGACGCTCCCGCTATTGGTTTAAACTATCAGGCTTTTGCTCCTCATAAATTTGAGGTAATAAACGAAGAAAAGAGAATCGTTATGGGTGCAGCTATGATACCTGACCTACCTATCTATCGTAGGGACGAGAGAGGCGAGTACTACGCTATATTTAGAAAAGAAACTATAAAAGCGTTAGTACAAAAGCTATTCAAAGAAAACAAACACAACAATTTTAACGAGCAGCACAACGCTTTTAAGATATTAGATGGTGTATATATCTACCAATCTTTTATTACTGACCAGGAGCTCGGCATTTTACCACCTCAAGGGTTTGAGAACGTAGCAGACGGAACTTGGTTTATCGCTGCAAAAGTAGAGAATGACGAGGCTTGGTCTAAAGTCAAAGAAGATGGAATATTAAAAGGCTTTAGCGTTGAGGGTGTTTTCGATTTAGAACCGTACAAATTTAAAAAAATGAATAAACTAAACTTAGATAGCGTAATCAGTACGCTAAAGTCTGTATTTGCAGACGCAGAAACTGAGGTAGTAGCTGAGGAAAAAACCTTCGGCGAAGCTGCTTTAGTAGATGGAACTATCGTTAAATGGGAAGGCGAATTAGCTGAAGGAACTGCTCTAACAGTAGTATTACCTGAGGGCGAAGTTGCAGCACCTGATGGTATCCACGAAATTACAGACGGTACAATAATCGAGACCGCTGGAGGCTTAGTAGTAAATATCCAAGCGATGAGCGAGATAGCTACTGAGGACAACGAGTTCACTTCTGAGATGTTAAACGAAATGGTTGAGAAAGCTCTTGCGAAATACGCTGAGGCTTTTACTGCTACTTTGGAAGGCGTTAAAGCTGAGAACGAAGGTCTTAAATTAGAGTTAGCTGCTATCAAAGCTGACAAAGAAACTTTAAGAAACGAGTTTAGTGCAACTTTAAGCAAAGTAGGTACTGAGTTAGAAGAAATCGTAAAAAGTGAGGCGGCTACCTCTTCAAAGCCACAAGAATTTAAAGCACAAAGTAGAGCTGAAAAAGCGGCGGCTATGGGTGCAATTATCAGAGCAAACAAATTAAAATAAATAAACAAAAATGAGCTTTAATGTAGCCTCGTTGACAAACTATGTTAACGAACAATCCACAGACTTAATCTCGAGATTATACTTCGAGAAAACTTCAAGCGACTATTTTACTCTACAATCTGGAGTTAAAAAAACTGACGCTTTACACTTATTAGCAGTTACTGCATTCCCACAAGATGGTAGCGGATGTTCTCCTACGGCTTCAGGCGACGTAGTATTCTCTAACAGAGATATTACAGTAGGTCAAATCACTTACTTCTCAGGTTTCTGTATGAAAGACCTTATTCCTAAGTATACTCAAATCTTATTGAGAGCTGGTAACGCTGAGACTGAGGATATGGCTTTCGAGGCTGAGGTTGCAGATTCTATAATTAAAACTATTATGGAGCATAACGAGGTAGCAGATTGGCAAGGTGACACCGCAAGCGGTAACGTATATATTAACAGATATGACGGTCTAATCAAAATTATCGACGCTGCTACTACTGCGGTAGATGGTAACACTACTTCAGCTACTGCGATTACTTCAGGAGCAAGCGGTAATGTAGATAGCTTAGTAAACGCAATGGCTAACGCAAGACCAGCGAAAGTAAAGTCTGCACTTAACCAAGTTCTATTCGTAGGTCAAGATACTTTCGACAAATACGTAGACACTCTTAACGCTAAAAACCTATTTAACGTAGACGCTACTTCTTGGGCTAACTACTCAGTATCTATACCAGGTAAAAACATCACTCTTGTAGGTGTTGTAGGTCTTGACGGAACAGACAGAATGTTCTTAGGAACGCAAGAAAATTTCTTCTTAGGTTTTGATTTGCAAAATGATGAGGAAGAGTTTGATATGTGGTACGAGAAAAAAGACGACAAGGTTTACTACCGAGTTAAATTTAAGAGAGGTTTACAAGTAGCTTACCCTAACGAAATCGTAGAGTTTACTTTGGCATCTTAATCACTAACCATAACAATTTAAAATATAAATATTATGGCGTGTGATTTAACCCAAGGATTTACGGTAGGATGCAACGACTCAGCGGGCGGTATAGCAGAGTTTTACTTTGCTAATATTACTACTGACTTTGCAGTAGCAAAAAACGTAAGCGGCGAGGCTTCAGCAATAACTGGAACTGGCTTAGGATACTACAAATATGAGTGTACAAATGCTCAAGGAGCAGCTTCGACTATGAATGATAACCCAACGGTTAACTCTCAGAACGGAACAAGCTACTTTGACCAAACTTGCACTTACGTACTAAATAAAATGGACTCAGCGAAACGCAATGAAATTAAATTGCTTTCAAGAGCTAAACTTTCTGTAATCATTAAGGACAATAACGGTACTTATTGGTTAATGGGAGAGACTAACGGCGTTCGTATGACCGCTGGCGACAACGGAACGGGTACGGCTTTAGGAGATAGAAACGGATACTCTCTATCTTTCCAAGGTCAAGAGCCTGAGCCGATGGCAGTAGTGTTAGACGGGGCTTTCCCATTAGCATAAGAGTAACTAAACTCTAACAATATAGCCCACTACTTAGCGGTGGTGGGCTTTTTTTTTACACAATGGACATAATCACAAAAAACACAACTAACTATATTTATACTAATATCTCTAACGAGGTTGAGTATTCGTATTACACTATGACCATTGAGGCGGCTGAGTACACCGTCAACGTCACTTTAGACGTACCGCAAGGCGTAAACGGAAGGTATGTATACTTTATCTTAAAAGACGGCGTAGAAGACCTTACAAACGCTACAATAGATTTGCCTAATAACGGCGATTACCCTTACAAGATTATAAACGCTGAGACTATCGGCGGAACTACTGGAGTAGAAATACACCGAGGAATATTAAGACTAAAACAATTGCAAGAAATAGTATATTCGTACACAAACGAGGAAACAACGATAATTTATGAATAATCACTCAATTATAACCGAGTTTGCATCGGCTGAAATACCTAAATTCTTAGAGAAAAAAAATCAAAATATAGTTTATTTTGGTGTAGATAACATCTACCCCTTTGAATTAATTGATTTATATAACGATAGCAGCACCCACAACGCTATTATTAACGGTAAAGTAGGTTATACGGTTGGCAACGGCTTATATTCTGAGGACTTAGCTACTAAAAAATGGCTTAGTTTTGCTAATATAGACGAAGATTGGACAAGTTTACTTAAAAGAATCTCTTTAGATTACGAGCTTTTTAATGGATACGCTATTGAGGTGATAAAAACTGGAGTAGGCAACCAATACCACCATATAGATTTTGCTAATATAAGAGTAGGTTTAGACGGAGGGCTGCAATATTCGGACGAATGGATAACCGATAAAGGGACAAGAAACGGTAAACCTAAAATACAGTACTTAGATAGGTACAACCCAAAAGACCAAGAGCAAAAGAGAGGCGTAATTTACCACGTAGATTACAGACCAAACCTTAAATACTACCCTTTACCCGTATACGTTGGCTCACTTGCTGAGATAAAGACAGACGTACAAATAGGCGATTACTGGTTAAACGAGGTAAAAAATGGCTTTGTAGGTGGAACTTTAATTCAGCATAACAACGGAGTACCCGAAACCCAAGCAGAGGCTAAAGAATTTGAAGAGACTTTCCAAGATAAGTTCGGTAAAGCTACGGGAACTAAAATAGTACACCTATTCGCTCCTTCAAAGGAGAACGGAAGCGAGATAAGCAACCTTAACGGCAACGACTTGCACGAACGCTATTTAGAGATGAGTAACCGAGTAAAAGAGTCAATTTTTATCGGACACCGAGTAACTAACCCTATTTTATTTGGAGTTAAAGAAGCTGGGCAATTAGGAGCAAGAAACGAACTTGACTTAGCATACGAGATATTTACAAATACGTATATTGCAGAGCGTCAAAATACACTTTTAAGAACTATTAAAAAATTAGCGTTCTATGAGATACAAAAAACGGATATAGAGATAATACCTCTTAAGCCTATTGACACAGTAGACCTTACCTCTGACATTATTTTAGCTAACCTTACAAGAGCTGAGATAAGAGACCTAATAAACGCACAGACGGGCTTAGAATTAGCTGAGGAGGTAACCGCTCCCGTTGCTCCCGTTGCTTTATGTTCGCACTTCTCAGACGATAGCGACATAAGCCACTTATTTGATAACATAGGCGTAAGCGAAGACGATTACGAAGAGATAGGAACTTTCGATATTCACTTCGACTCAGACGGTAGCCCGATGGAGTTTGCTACTACTGGGCAAGGTATAATACAAAGAGTACTAAAAGCTATTTTAACCAACCCTTTAATACAAGCAAGTGGTATAAGTAGTGCTTTAGAGCTTACCTTCCCTGAGTTAATTACTTCAATAGGAATATTAAAAGACTCTAAGCTAATCGAGATAACTGGAGAGGCTATAAACTTAACGCCTACGGGTAAGAAAGTAGCCGAGGTAATAGATGTACCACAAACAGAGGTTAAGTATAAGTATACGCTTAGAAGTGACGCTCC